GTTTGTTTTAGGCACTAAAATTGATTACAAACAAGAAATATTTGGTTCCTATTTCACCTATGACAATCCCAACGCACACTCTAGTTGTGGCTGTGGCACAAGTTTTTCAGTCAAATAACTTTTATTTTCAACTTTAGTTTGCCAATTCTGATTGAACCTGCATGATATCATGAAGTCGCTGTAAACCTTATGTTTTTTATCCACGCCACCGTTTGAAATATGGTACACATTTCTACCTTCCTTTAGAGGCTCGTCATTTGCAATGTATTCATATATGTTACAACTGGTGGTTATATCATAATTTTCTTTTTGACCAAAATGTTTTTGTTTGGCATTTTGCAATATAATAACATCATTACATATACTTTCTTCAAATCCATATGATGCTACAAATTCTTTCAGTTCTTGATATAATTTTTTTCTATTTTTATCTCCAATGTCAGAAAACATCGGCCATTTGATCTGTGTGCCTTGCATTTTTTGTACAAATTGCTTTTTAACATTATCAACAAGTATAATGAAATGCTTATATAGAACTGACTTTGGTCTAAAAAGAAAATAGTCATAAAGGTCTTCATAAATTTTTGTAGTTTTACACATTTTTTGTTTTGCAATAAATCTTGAAATTATGTCACAAAATCCAGCGGCATGCAAAACTTCTAACAAAAATCTAATTATATTTGCTTTCTCAAATTCTTCTACTGACATAGTGTTAGTACCAATCACCATTTCGTGATATTCTGTAGCATATGGCGAATCTTTCACAGGAGACATTTGCGTGATTAAGCCATATTTTTTCCTATATTCGGGATCATTCATCTCAGAGTTAGGCAAAATACTTAATATATTAACAACTGTGTTAATGTCTGCTTCGTAAAATCTTTCAAGTGTGTCCATGAATGAATCATAAGTTTCTTCAGGTAAAGGCAACATAAACTCTGTACTGATTGTAATATTATTTTTTTTGCAGGCTTCATATACTTGGAAAAAATTGTCCATCGAAATATTTTTCCTTTTTATTGACTTATTTGTAAGTTCATTTAGAGATTGAAAAGATCCCATGAACCTTCTCATCATTCCGGCCTCACTAAGCATTTTGGCTATCTCAACCATCTGTACTGAAAAAACTTTGTTCCATGATGTATTAAAAATTTGAGGATAATTGTATTTGTTTTTAAGTTCGATCATATATTTTGTTATTTCTACATCTCTATCTTTGAATATACCAAAATTTGCATCTGCATTAGTAATGTATTCAATTTTCTTTTTGGCCAACCATTCGAAGTCGCCTTTCACTCTGTGCATACCACCTTTTTTAATTTTACCAAAAGCTCCGTTGCCCCAATCACAAAATGTACAACCAAAAGGACAACCTCTATTGGTTTCAACTACAGCGTTCAAAACAACGTTAGTGCCTTCATACTTTTCTACTAGATAGTCAAACAATCCGGTTGTATATGGACTTGGAATATCATCTATGTCAGCCATTCTTGTTGCTGGTGCTGTAATAAATTTTCCATCTTTTATATAGCCAATGCCACTGTTATCTAAATCTTCTCCTAGCGTGTGTAATAACAAATTGCTAAATGCTATTTCACCTTCACGATAAATTGCATAGTCAATAAATTTATATTGTCTCAAAAACTCTTCATCCTGATATTTGACACTTGCTCCTCCAAAAATTATCACACAGTTTGGATACCTTTCTTTAACGCATTGTGCTAACTTTAAATTGTATTCATGATTCCAAACAACAGAATTAAATCCAAAAATAGCAGGATTATCTAGTCCCGCAACAACATCCTGTATGTTTTCCTTCTTTATTAAAAATTCTTTTAGTTGCATATTCTGTCTGATCTTTGCTTTGGTTAATGCATATGACCAAATAACTCCAACACTATATGGAAAATACAAAAATTCTCTAGCAGATCCTTCAGGAGTATCTATACAAAACTGTGAAAGATAAACATTCATCATAATATTTAAGCAAATAAATAATCACAATGTCCAAACAAAGAATCAACGTAGGCACAGGAATAAACACAGGCACTGGTGACACACTCCGTGCCGCCATGGAAAAGGTCAACAACAATTTTGATGAACTTTATGATTTGGCTGGTCAAGATTCAACAGGCAAAGCAATTGACATCAGCGGAAATACAATTAGCTCTACATTTACAAACACAGACATCACAATATCACCAAATGGAACAGGCAATGTTGTTATTGATGGTGATCTTGTTACAAATATTATAAAGTCAGATGATTCAACAGGCGTTATTATTGATGACAATTTGATACTCACTGGAACTATAAAAGCGGATAGTTCTACACTTGTGCGTATTGCAGAAAATGTTGAAGTTACTGGCACACTTACAGCAACATCTTTCAGTGGAGATGGGTCAGCATTGACCGGAATAGCATCTACAGGCAACATTACTTTTTCAGAATCAAGTATCTCTACATCAGATTCGACACAAATTAATATCAACGAAAATCTAAATGTTGATGGAAATATAATTATGGGTGACAGTGACCAAATACAACTTGGTGACAGCGGCGATCTAAAAATATTTCATAATGGCAGTCATTCAATTGTAAGAGAAACAGGCACAGGAAACCTTTTCCTACAGAGTGACAACAATGTCATACTTTCCAAGGACACTGGCACAGAAACTATGGTTAAGGGCATTGCCGATGGAGCAGTTGAACTTTATCACGACAACACCAAAACCTTTGAAACCACAGCGACTGGTGTAATCGTTGGAGCGGCAGACACTAACGCAGAGATTACAACACAGGGCACAGGTGATCTAACACTAAGCACCAACAGTGGAACAAACTCAGGAACCATTAAAATTGCAGATGGCACAAACGGAGACATCACAATAGAGAACGATGGCACAGGCGACATTTTATTGAAAGCAGGTGGACAGGTAGGTATAGGATCAGTAAGTTCGCCCGATACTTCCCTGCACGTAAAAACTGCCGCGGCAAAAGTAACACTACAAAGAACTGCAGACGCAAACACACCTGGTATTAGTTTCCAACAATCAGGCGGCAATGTAAGAGCAGAATTTATGATGGATGGCACATCAGGCACATCAAATACATTGTTTTTTAAAACACATGATGGAGCGTCTTTATCAGAAAGATTTAGAGTAATACACACTGGAGTAAGCGTGACAGGAAATATAGACGTTTCGGGAGCCACAGTGTTTACGCCACAAGATGATTTGGCAACATCCACCACTGCCTTATCACTGTCCAAAACAGTTCATTCTTTGGCAGCTGGTGAACAAAATTACACATTAGCCGCTGGCACAGAAGGACAAATCATGCACTTTATTATTGCAGGTGGAGATTCTGTGGCTGGATCTGTTGCAAACACCACTGTTACTATATCACAAGTGAGAAATCCAGATGATGGCGATGTGTTGCCTACCTATGCATGGAAACTGTTTACAACACCTTTTGGTGCTGGTGATTCAGTTGAACCAAGAAGAAGTCTTGCAACTTGTATATTTGGCAACGGTGCCTGGAACTTAGACATCTACAGCAATTAAAGTTTTACCTTTGTTGAACTTGCATCAATTTTGTATATCCTACGCATTCTAACTCCAGTTTTTTGTGCAAAACGATGCACATCACATTCTGAACACACATGATTAAATGCATTTGAAGCCCGCTGTTGTGGCACTTTAGATGCCTCACGTATAAACTGTTGCCCACATTCATCACATGCAAAATGATACACAGTGTGCCTTCTTTTGTAGTTGTGAATATTATCAAGTTTGGATTTTCTTTGATGTAATCTAATGGACGTGGTAGTCTTGATGTACATGTTATTATATTTACTTCCGGTTTATAAAAAAATTTGTTAAATACACAGCCAGAGGAGACAACATAAATGACACAACAATCAATCAACATAGGATCAGCGGCCAATGATGGCACAGGTGATCCATTAAGAACGGCTTTTGATAAAATTAATGACAACTTCAACGAAATATATGACAAACTAGGCGGTGCTTCACTATCTAACATAACACTTTCAGGATCAACAATTACCAATACAGTAACAAATGGCGATCTAACAATTGAAACAAATGGCACAGGCAAAGTTATTATCAATGATGACTTAGAAGTAAAAGGCACAACAACTGAAATCAATGCAACAGTGATGCAAATTGAAGATAATTTACTAGAACTCAATAGAAACTCCTCTGGCGGAGACATTGACGCTGGTATTTTTATCAACAGAGGAGCCGCACTTGATTCTGCATTCTTTTATTGGAATGAAGGTGAAGACAAATTCAAAGCAGTTACATCCACTTCCGATGATTCTGTAACAACTGCTGTTACTGATACTGCAACAGCAACCATTGTTGCCAACATCGACACACAAACAATTACTGCAATTGATGGCGATAGACTAACTGTTTCAGATTCTGTTTTGATTCAAGGAAATTTGGACATTAGGAACAATGACTCTTCTAGTAAAGCATTATTTGTTGAAGGTGATGTTGATATTACAGAAGATATAACATGCACAAATATCACAGTAGGCAGTGCCCTTAATGGATTTTTGTCTGCGGCATACGGTGTACAAACCAACTTATCAAAAATTGGTAGCGGTGCAATTAAATTTAATACAAACGCCGAAATCAAAGATTCAAGCAACGATGTAGTGCTTAACAATCTAACAACCAACGGTAGCATTGTGCTACAACCACAAGGCACAGGTGGCGTTGTTATAAATGGACCTATTTCATCTTCTGATTCAACAGAACTAGAAGTCAATGAAATACTAAAAGTAAATGAAACACTGATTGTAAATCAAATTGGTACTGAAGACTCCTCAGTTATTAATTTCCAAGACCCTGTGCAAGTTAATAATGGGGCGTTTACTGTGTTGGGTGGAAAAGTTGCTGGACAATTTTTTGAAAATCAGGTACAAAATGATCTCACCACATCAACTACAGCATTGTCATTGACTGCTGGAGTGCATCTACTAGCATCTGGTGAACAAGACTACACCCTTGCCGCTGGATCTGAAGGACAAGTTATGTACTTGGCCATTGCTGGAGGTGACTCTGCGGTTGGATCAATTGCAAACACAATTGTTACTTTAAGTCAAGTAAGAGATCCTGATGATGGAGACGTCCTGGCCACATATGCATGGAAGCCTTTCATAGGAAACACAGCAGGCGATTCATCAACACCTAAACGCACACTTGCAATTTGTGTGTTTGCTGGTGGAGCTTGGAACTTAGATCGATTTGGTGACGGCACCTAAAATCTAAACTAGTATAAATTTAATAGACTGTGTGCTTAAATACACAGTCTAATAGAGCTCACACAACGAGTGAGACTTATGCGGTAACATCCTCCGCGTAGTGGCTAGAACCCACGTTGGACAGAAACAAAAGGAGAATAAAATGGGAAGACCAATTAATCCAAGTAAAATAGGATCCGGCTCAGGCAAGATCCAAGTTACCAACTACAGACTAACAGGAGAACTAGAAGCAGGAGCTGAAGAAGGCTTAGGTGCATTTATTGTATCGCAAAGATCAACAAGAAAGTTTAAAGTTTCTGCTACAAAACCTTCTGATTCATCAACAGTAACAGAAGTGCTTACTCTAGTAAACAAAGCTGCCGGCGCATTAGGTGAAGGCGAATTCAGAATTGCATGTATCAATCCTCTGGATTCATCTACTGACCAAGTGACCAAATTATGCAACAGAACAGTTGTTGTGGGCGGTATTGGTGCTGACGCTTCATCAGGATCTGACAAGTTCAAGGTGTCTATTGCTGATGGCAACAACACACAGGGTGGAGCTGCTGTAGGCGATGAAGCTTTTGATGCCACATCAGTTGCGGCATTAGGAGTCGCAAACATCGATTCACAGTAATCTTTAATTCAACAGTGGGTGTTTCCACATCCACTGTATCCAATAAATATACAAAATGTCGATTCCACAGTGGCAAACTCCTTCTGGCTTGCTTGGTACTATCCAAGAACGTGTGGAGTATGAAAAACAACTTGTAGCTAGTGATTCAGATGGAGATACTGTAACCTTTTCATTACTAGTTGGCTCTTTACCAAGTGGACTTAATTTGACTAGTGCCGGAAAAATTATAGGCTTTCCCAACGAAGTAAGTTTCAGAACCGAAAAAACATTTGTTGTACGTGCTTCCGATGGTACAAATGTAAATGATCGAACTTTTACTTTATTCGTTGAAGGATCTGATGCTCCAACATGGGTTACTACTGCCGGTACACTTGATATAATTTTTGATGGCACCTACGTTGATATCCAGTTAGAGGCATCTGACATTGACACTGATGACTCAACTGCCTTAGACTATGACATCATCACTGGAGGTTTGCCTGATGGCGTTACGATGAGTAACACAGGAAGGATTACTGGAGTGGTGAGTCCTATTCCTCAGGAAGCATTTGACTCAACACAACTAGGACTGGATGGTGTTGCATTCGATACTGGAGCTTGGGATTTGGTTGTCCGTAGTGGATCTATTGATAGACTATATCAATTTACAGTCAGAGTGTCCGATGGGATAACATTTGCTGATAGAACTTTCCAACTGGATGTTCGTGGTCTTGGCAAATTTAAATCTAGTTCAACGTCATTTACAACCGACAACACCGAGTTGACAGCTGATGTATCTGACGTAAGAGGATTGTATTTTACACAGACTGGCATCATTGCAACATTAACCAGTGGTGATTATGCAATTGTTAAGTTAAATGTTATTGACCCCGATGAAGCATTAGGCCAAGATGGAGACACTACCATAACATATGCCATTGACTCCGGCACATTACCACCAGGCATGTCGATTGATTCCAACACTGGAACACTTTCTGGTGTGGTTCCAACTGCAAGGAACACTTTTACTGACTACACATTTACAGTGAAGGCAACAAAAACATCTACAATTTTTGGTGTAGACTTTACTACGCAGGAAATGACCATTAGAATCACAGGACAAGCGTTTAACACAGTCACTTGGACACAGACCACAGCGGAGTTGGTTCTTTAATGATAATAGATCTAGGAACAATTTCTCCAAAGAAAGTAAGTCTTTTCAAAGTTGGCGCAACAACCACGGTATCTAATGTAACTTTAAGTTATGCATACAAAGAAGGAAGACTTCCGCCAGGACTTGCAATATTTCCAGATGGTGGCATAGCAGGCACATGTGGCGAAAGAATTTTTGAACTGGATCAAGGAGATACAACATTTGATTCGGATAAAACATCCTTCGAAAAAACTTATGTATTCACAGTAACAGCAACAGGACAATTTGGAAACGTGACCTCAGATCAGGCATTTTCTATTGACGTGGTGAGACAAACCAGTGACAAGATAGGAAACATAATTGCAAAGCCAAGGCCTGATAGCACATCATTAGCATCATTCCAATCTTTAATTAACAACACAAAAATTTTTACTAACGCAACACAGTACAGACCATATGATGGAAACTTCGATACAAAAATTCCCAGTTTTATTCTTCTGTCTGGCATAAGTTTAAAATTGTTATCATATATACAAAATTTACTAAAGGAAAATTCCTATAACTTTAAATTACGTGTTGGAGATTATAAACTTGCACTGGCTAAAGACCGTGCTGGCAACACAATATACGAAGTAATATACAGTGAATTGATCGATCCAAACAGTGGAGCTAATGATTCCTTTACATTAGAGTCCCATGGATTAAAAAATATCACAATCCAATTGCGTACAGACACTTTGGAAATAGGAGCAGATGCAGGTCTTAATATACCTGGCACAGAGGAAGATACAATCTATTCTAACGATGTAGTTAATATCCAAGAAGAATTGAAAGCAGGATTAACAGTTAATAATTTTGATTATCTACCTTTGTGGATGCAAACACCACAAAGTGTGGTACGTGGATTCAGATTAGCTCTGCCAATAAAATATTTACAACCTGGAGCAGGTGCCCAAGCGTTATATAGATTGAAAAATGAAATCAATTATGATCCTAAACAATTAGACATAGACATCGATCGATTAATAATTGATGATAATCTTGGAACAACTTTCAATGACCTATCAAGACTGACATACACTGGTGACGGATCAACTGCAATTTTTACATCACCATATAGGGTAACAAAACCTAATCATCTTATTATTACAGTGGATGGCTTGGGAGTGACTGACTTTAGTATGCTAGGAGATATTACCGCCGATACACCACATATATCGACTGACACTGTTTTGTACAGCACCGATGTTAATGATCCTGACAGTTCGCAAATAGTATTTGATACAGCGCCAATTGACGGCTCCACAATCGATGTTAAATTACAACCAACTACATTCGGAAAAAGGGTTGTCACAACTTTCGACGGCGTGGACACTACTGATGGTAACACTACATTTGATAACAACGGCACTAGATTCACACAGGAAGAAGTTACTTTTGACCGAAAAATAAATCCAAGTTTCCAATTAATGTTCAGCAAGAGTGCAAACACAGACGGAATAACACATATTTCAAAAGAGCCTAAATTAGTGAGAAGTGTTTAATAAATAGTACGACATGGCAAGTTCAATTACCACTACAAATATTGATGCTACTTTTCCAGTAGCAGGACAAGATAACGATTCACAAGGTTTTAGAGATAACTTTTCTCAAATTAAAACACAACTTAGCACTGCATCTACAGAAATAACTTCTTTGCAGGATAATAGAGCAACTACAAATGCTGATACTGATTTTAATGGGCATGATCAGTCCAAACTAGTTCTTAAAGATTGGGGACAAAAAGTCGTAGCAAAAGGCTCAGTAAGTGGATCAGTATCATTGGATTTCGAAGATGGCAATGTTACAACATTGACCACTTCAAATAACGTTACTTTAACATTTACAAACTTTCCACAAGAAGATGATGCTTCAACAAACACTCATGCATCTATGAGAGTATTTCTTACTAAAGGAACATCAACACACACTGTAACTCTAACAGGAGTAAGCTTTCCGACTGTTGCAAGTTTTAATGAATCCAACTTGGATTCCTCAACAATGAGTACAACATTCCCTGATAGGAAAAGCACGTTTGTTTTTGATGTTTTCTCAGTTGATGGTGGTACAACAAAGTTTATAAGCACCATACTTGAATATCCTTCAAGCTCATAATAGATGTTTCATCCTACTTTAGATCCTAAAGGATTGTCTGATTCGGAGTTGGAATCCCAATTAAAAGATGTTACAATGAAAATACAACAAGCCGCTAGAATGATGAATCGTAATCTATACGATCAATTATTGGCAATAAACAATACGCTTTTAATGGAACAAGAACAAAGAAAATTAGATAAGAAAAACAATGACCCTGAAAGTTCCGAGTTTGATAATTTAATAAATGTTAGATGATGGTCTGATATGGCGAACTAGATTCACCAATACACTTTACGTTCAAAACAAATTATGGCCTAATGACACTGACGTGGAGATCCACATGACTCCGATTGCCGAGGATTCCAAACAACAACATATTGCTTTCGAAAAAATTAAGTATGTTTTCAACAAAATATTACAAAATTCTTTATTCATTGATAACAATAACCAATATCAATTATTCGAAAAATTCAACACGTTAGCCATTGATTTTTTCGAAAAACCAGTTGATCAAGTGGTTGGTATATGTTTGTTCACAAAGTTAAATGCAATGATAGGAGATTGCTTACGTGTTGATACTTTGGAAATTGAGTCTTGGCAAGGCGAAAACTTAAGATTCATTATTTCAGACAGCAGTCCCGAGAATGATTTATTGCATTCGTCAACTGTTAATAATCCATGGTGGAAAGATAAGAGTCCAAGATTTAGTAACTTTACCAAAGAGGACTTGACATGGGAACGACTTGGCTTTACAATAACTGATGATAATGATAAATTTAAAATTATACAGGGTGGTAGATGAACACTAACGAATATGGACAAGTAATGTTCACAGTAAATGAAATACTTGACATGATGTACTCTGGACAAAACATAGATCATTGTGACTTTGCAAATTTGGAAACACAAAAATATAATCAGTTTGCAAATTATTTTGACGTTCCGGCTAAAAATGTTGTGGAGCCTATACAGGAAAGTGCAGACACATTCCATGAAAGTAAAGCAAACACATGGCATATGCCAGAACAGTATAAAAAAATGGATATAGAAAAGTTTTTGTCAGAATTGCTTGTCAGTAAAAATTTAACATCAAGTGCTTATACAAATAGATTAATAGAAGAACTAGAACAATTTAAAAAAAGGAAAATGGTTAATGTGTTAAAATTTTTGTGTTATCTAATGCAAACATGTAAAACACACAACATAGTGACAGGGGTTGGACGAGGATCTTCCGTGAGTAGTCTTGTACTTCATTTATTAGATGTGCATCAAATTGACCCTGTTAAATACAGTTTGGACTACAAGGAATTTTTGAGATAGGAGAATTTATGCCAAGAAAAATGCAATCAAAAAAAGTACACTTTTCCATGCAAGGAAGGCCTGTTGACTTCGAAGCCATGCGAACTAAACATGAAAAATCAATTGCAGTAGGAAATACAAAAACAAATGCAAGAGGTGACGAACTAGGCAAAGGCGGAAAAATAGTTAAAAAACGTGATGAAAAATAATGCCAACTAGAGTACAGGGAAAAATAAAACCACTCAAAAAAAGAGTGCTAGTATCTAACATGCACTTTGGTATGTTAAAAACTAAAAGCGGAGTGATCCTTCCGGATGATGATGGCACTGCCGCAGGCACTAGACCCAGATGGGCAAAAGTATATGCTGTTGGCCCACAACAGCAAGATGTAGAGATTGGTCAATGGGTGTTAATTGCACACGGCCGATGGACAAGACAAGTAATGCTTGACCAGGGCGATATTGATGTTGATGTCAGGATGGTTGATGAAAATGATATTTTGTTGATCAGCGAAGAAGAACCTGATGTTAACACAATCACCGCTCCCTACAAATAATCAATAGACAAATTTTATTAAAACTGTTATACTAATAGTATGAATACACTTTGGGTTGAAAAACATAGGCCGAATACACTACAAGGATATGTGTTCCGTGATGATGCACAAAAAAAACAAGTTGAACAATGGGTATCATCCAAGTCTATTCCACATTTGTTATTTTCAGGCGCTCCGGGTGTAGGCAAAACAACACTGGCAAAAATACTGTTGAACTTGTTAGAAGTTGAAGGCACAGATATACTTGAAATAAATGCTTCAAGAGAAAACTCTGTAGATGTGATCAGAGATAAGATAACAAACTTTGTTCAGACAATGCCTTTTGGTGAATTCAAAGTTGTGCTGTTAGATGAGGCAGACTATATTTCTCCCAACGGACAAGCGGCACTGCGTGGTGTTATGGAAATGTATCATCAATCTGCAAGATTCATATTAACTTGCAACTATCCAAACAGAGTTATTCCAGCACTGCATTCAAGATGTCAAGGCTTTCATATTGAAAAGATAGACAAAACTGAATTCACTGCTAGGGCGGCAGAAATATTGGTTGGTGAAGGCATCCAGTTTGATTTGGATACACTAGACACATATGTCAAAGCAACATATCCTGATCTAAGAAAATGCATTAACACATTACAAATGAACTGTGCTGATGCAAAACTACAAGCGCCAAATGTTGCTGATGTAGGTGAGCAAGATTATAGGATAGAAATGGTGGACTTGTTCAAGGCAGGCAAAATAACAGAGGCAAGAAAACTGTTGTGTTCACAAGCACGTCCAGAAGAAATGGAAGACATTTATCGTTGGATGTATGACAACATTGAGATATTTGGTGAAACAGAAGATCAACAAGATGAAGCCACACTTGTTATTAAACAAGGTATAGTTGATCATTCGTTTGTTGCAGAAGCAGAAATAAACTTATCTGCTACACTTATTAAGTTGTCACGAATACGTAATCAAGCTTCTTCATAAATTTTCAAAGCTTCAGTGACAGCATAATGTCTTACAATATCCTCACCAAACAATTGAACATTACATATGTACCTAGTATGGGTACGCCATAATTTATGTAAAAAATGTGCCATACCATTATCTTTTCCTCGATCAGTTTGGTCTAAGTCACCAGTAACAACAAGTTTTGATCCTTCACCAATTCTAGTCAACAACATTTTGAATTGGTTGACTGTGGTGTTTTGCATTTCATCTGCTATAATGTAAGAATTTTCAAAAGTTCTCCCACGCATGAATGCCAATGGTGCTATTTCAATTTGTTCTTCTCTGATCATTTTTGCAACACGATTGACTGTGTAGTTTTTATGAAATATATCAATCAAAGGCCTTGTCCAAGGCTCCATTTTTCGTTGTAGTGTTCCAGGTAGGAATCCAATATCTTCATCTGCGCCAACCACAGGTCTAGTAATCACTATCTTTTCAATCTTTTGTAGTTTCATAAGATCTATGCCGTTTTGCGTTGCAAGTAGTGTTTTGCCACATCCAGCTGGCCCATGTGCAATAACAATAGATCTTTTATCATCCTTAAGCATCTGCCAATATTTGTGCTGATTAGGCGATCTTGGTTTTACTTCGAAACGCGAAAAATCGTCACGAAGATCGTCAAAAGATAAGACAGTTTTGTGTTTCATAATATACTCCGATTGTTAATTTAATATGCGATTGCATATGCAAATATTTAAAGTGTGCAAATTTATGATATCTATGCTTATAATAAAAAAAGTATGTGGACCTTTGTTGACAATAAATAGTTTATTATGATTGATACATTAGAAATTATCCGCAACATAAAAAAAATATATGCATCAGATGCCATTGTTGAAACAGTGGTAAACATGGAAAAAGTTATGGATGATGTCAATATGTATGCATATAAAAATTGGGCACTAGGTGAACTTGTAGACGGTCCACACGTAAACAAGTACGATACTACAATGACATTTATGTGGGAACAAAACAAAATGCCTGATCCAGACGCTGGCAAAAGATTGCTTAATATTGGTGGCAAGGTAGAATACAAACGTGATGTTAAAATGACGCCAAGAAGAATTGAATCATATTCGGATTATAGACCAGGAACTAAAAAAGCAAAATTAGATGAAGTGCCTGTATGGTTAGTAAAGATTACTTTGCCCAACCAAGTTATTGAAGACTTTAATGCAGAGGCACAAATTACAAAATCAGTAACAGGGATTGCAGTTGATCAGTCTCCACAAGACGCGGCAGAACTATGAAATCAGTAAAAAATTTAGAGATGCAAAGTCATGTCAGTGAAGTTATTACTATTGATAATTTCCAAGCTAAACTTGGCAAAGATGAAGATGTATCGGTAATAAAGTTACAAACTGATAACAAGTCAGTGGCTGAAGATCTAGTTCATTTTATCGAAACTGGCTCTAAATTTGTGTTGGATGCGGATAATTCTCCTGCTAAAAATGAAGATAATAGATATGATGTGTTCGTTGAAATAGAAAGAAATATAGATCTGCCAAAAAATATAATGGAACTTGTAAGAGATATTGAGCAGGTAACTGGAATGTTACCTTGGAAATTTTCGTTCTATAAAAATCAGAAACAATTTAAACTTAGCGAACAAAATCTTACAACTATTATTCCTACTTCTGCATCTCAATATACTTTTCTTACTGACGACAAAGTTGAAGAAGATATAGCAAAATTTTTTGAATCTGCCCCAATAATCCATAAAAGGATAAATGGAAAAAACATCATTCTAAAAAAAGCTTATACTAAACACGAAATGGTCGTCGAAGCATTTGACCATGATGTCCAAGGCACTTACAAAATTGATAGAGAATCCAGCGAACAATCTTCGTATCTCAATCATTGGTTAGGTGGCGGATATTCTGTAGTTAAAGTTGATGACCTATTTAAAATTACAAAAGGGTCAAAATCAATAGTCGCAAAAATAAAGGAGTTATAATGGCATCACAAAATTGGATCAAATCATTAGAAGCAATCTTGCATCACGAAGGCGGATATGTAAATCATCCAAAGGATCCTGGTGGGGAAACTAATCTTGGTGTAACCAAACGAGTGTACGAAGACTTTGGCGGAACCAAAAACATGAAAGAACTTACTAGAGAAGATGTTGAACCAATTTATAAAAAAAATTATTGGGACAGAGTCAAAGGCGATCAGTTGCCTGCAGGACTTGATCTTTGTGTGTTTGACTTTGGAGTAAACGCAGGCACAGGCAGAGCTGCCAAGTATCTGCAAACATTGATTGGTACAGTGGCCGATGGTGGAATAGGCCCAAACACCTTAAAAACACTGGATGCATATGTGTCTAAACATGGCGTCAAAGAAACAATTGAAAATTATCAAGCAGAAAGACAAAAGTATTACGAGAGCCTATCAACATTTGATACATTCGGCCGAGGATGGACAAGACGAGTCACTGAAACTACCGAAATGGCTCTATCAATGATATAATATGTTCGGAACTTTTAAACTTGTGATGGTTGGCATCTTGGTCAGTTCACTGGCAGGAGCAGGACTTTATGTAATGAAACTTAGATCAGACAATGCCATACTAAAAGCCAATCAAATTAAACTGGAGGAAGCTGTTGCATCACAACAGGAACTAATTGAACAACAAAAAGCAGACTTTGAAACCATCATGGCTGCCAACAAGAAACTACAAGTTACTCGTGATATTCTACAAAAAGAACTACAAAATTTAGACGACAAGTTCAACAAAACAAACGCATCAGGCAAAAAACGTGACATAGGTGATCTTGCTGTTAATAGGCCTGAGTCAGTTGAACGTGTAATTAACCGTGCCTCGGACAATGCACTACGATGTGTAGAAATAGCCATGGGGTCACCACTTACTGAAAAGGAGATAAATGCTGTTAAGCCAAGTGAAATCAATTCTGAATGTCCTTCCCTTGCTAATCCTAACTACGTTTCTAATCAGTAGTTGTAGTTCAGTCAAGCAATTGGAAGTTTTCAAAACTGAAGTGCCCAGAACAAAACTTGATCTGCCTGATCCAGAAACTCCTATAGTGAATGAACTTAATTGGATTATCATTACATCCGACAACGCTGAAGAGGTGTTTGCAAAGTTAAAGGAAAAAAACATTGATCCTGTACTATTTGGATTGACTGATGATGATTATGAAACACTGGCAGTAAATTTTGCACAGATCCGTGCATACATGATCAAACAAAAATTAACACTTGATCAATATCGCGATTACTATGAATCCGATACACCAGAGGACACTAAGTAAACATTATGTGGGAAATGATAGAACGCATGGCAGCTGACAGATTATGGATCTACACAGCACTTGTTGGATCACTTTTTGGTTTAGCATTTTCAACCTACTTTAAAAGCACAAGGATAGGACTTTGGTTATATGCCAAGTTTGATCTTGCGGTAGATTATCTAGTTGAACGTTGGGGTTGGACATGGTTGCAACAACCTAAAGATGCTTGGCGTAAAAAATATCCATATGTTACAAAAAAAATTGATGAACTTGAAAAACGCATAGAAAAACTAGAAAAATAAATACAACATGCCAATAAAAACTGATAAAATTATTACCACAGCAGATGGACAGAAACTGTCCAAAAAAGTAAAACTGGATTTAGAAGTAGACACATCAGTAAAAGATCTTGGGCCAAATCCATATGCAAACCTAATACATCTTGCAAAAGCCGTTGACTCTTGGAGAATATTTCCTAGGGTGTTTATTACGACATACATTATACTTCTATACAAATGTGTAATATGGTACATGGCTTTACCTGCACCAACCTTAGAGCAATCAGGCTTGATCTCTATTGTAGTAGGCGCTGGTGCGGCATGGTTTGGTCTATACACTGGCTCTTCAAAAAAATCAGACAAATAGCACTTGTCATTTGACAATTCAGCATTATATAATATACTATGGCTATGGATCCTTATCAAACGTTAGGTGTTGACCAATCTGCATCCGATCAACAAATAAAAGCCGCGTTTAGGAAACTTGCTGTGCAATATCACCCCGATCGGGGAGGCGACGAAAATAAATTTAAAGAGATCAATGAAGCATATGATAAAATTAAAACACAGGAAAAACGCCAACAATATGAAGCGTCAAAAAGATTCGGTGGTGATGGATTTAATTTTAACTTTTCACAAGGTGATCCTTTCGATATGCAGGATATGTTCACACAATTTTTTGGAGAAGGATTTGCTAATTCAAGGAGACCAAGGAGGCCACAAAATAAACCAATACAAATTGGAATAGAATGCACCCTTGAAGAAGTGTATTATGGTTGTAAAAAAGAAATACAAATCGATCAAACAGGTAAAACAATGGTCATTGACATCCCCAAAGGCATTGATACAGGACAAACTATTCGATATAAAGGCTTAGGCATGAACGTTATTAAAAATGCACCACCTGGTGATCTTATGTGTAAAATTAAAGTCAAAAATCATCCAATGTTTCATAGACAAAGACTAGATTTACACACTGAACAAACTATTAGTTGTTTCCAAGCTATCCTTGGCACCAAAATTATTTTCAATAATATTGACACAAAAAAAATAACACTAAAGATTCCACCAGGAACACAACCTGGAACTACAATGCGTATCCCTGAACATGGACTGACTGGTATGAATAAACGCATAGGACATTTATATGTACATGTTAATGTTGCTATACCAACAAACTTAAAGGAAAAGGACAAAGATGACATCAAATCAATCGCAGAATCATATTCTTAAAATAAATTTAGAAGGACATGATGCTTTGACCTCTGCCATTGCAGAATCGGATCTAACGCAGGACTTGGAGTGGGATAAAATTGCTAATCTTATGCATAACACTATGAAAAAAGCAGATGGTTTGGGACTTGCGGCTAATCAAGTATCTGTTGGTATAAGAATGTTTACCATGTGGGGCAATAAAACTTTTATTAATCCTAAAATTGTCGAATCATCTAATGAAAAGCAACTAAGAGAAGAAGGATGTTTGTCGTTTCCTAATTTATTTTTACGCATTTCACGGGCAAAATCAGTTGTGGTTGAATATTATGATGAAAAATTACAAAAATCAGTTGACAGATTTGAAGATCTATGGGCACAATGTATACAGCATGAATTAGAACATCTAGATGGCAAGTTGTTTATTGATCATGTCAGCAAACTAAAATTAAATATGGCAAGGAAGAAACAAAAAAAAGCAAATGATACAAGCAGACGATAGACTTAAAGCAATTTTTGACGAAGCACTTAAACTTGCAAGGTCATACAAACACGAATACATTACGCTAGAACATCTTTTAAATGTTTTACTATCACAGCCAGAAGTGTATGACATGCTTCAAAACAACAAAGAAGTAAATTATGAACAATTGTTAACTGACGTAGATGATTACATTAAAAACAAGTTGAATGAAATAAAAGTAACAGAAGAAGTTTATCCAAAAAGGACACAATCAACTGAAAGAACTGTAAACAGAGCATTCACCCAAGCTATTTTTTCAGGTCATGACGCAGTAAGTTGTTTCCATTTGATTAATGCAATGTTTTCAGAATCTAATTCACATGCATGTTTCTTCCTTAAAAAAAGCGGAGTCACTAAAAAATTAATTGTTGACTATTCCGTAGAAAATGATACAGACAATGAAACAAAAATAAGTTCAAAACAAGCATCTAAAATTTTAAAACAATACACAGTAAATTTGAATGAACAAGCACAACAAAACAAAACGTTTCAATGCATTGGACGTCAAGACGTAGTCGATGAAATTACATTAGTATTAGGACGAAAAATTAAAAACAACGTCATTATGATAGGAGATCCTGGGGTAGGTAAGACTGCTGTTGCAGAAGGCCTTGCACACATGATTGTCAACAATCAAGTTCCAGATGTTCTCAAGGATCATACAATATATTCTGTAGATGTTGGTTCGCTTATTGCAGGCTCAAAGTATAGGGGCGATTTTGAAGAAAGACTCAAAGTATTATTAAGCATTTTGGAAAAGTCAAACAATGCAATTATGTTCATCGATGAAGCACACATGATGCATGGTGCCGGAGCTGGAGGACAAGGTGGCGTGGATTTGGCTAATTTATTGAAGCCATCATTAGCGAGAGGTGACTTAAAAGTAATAGCATCCACCACATGGGAGGAATATCGCAAACACTTTGAAAAAGATCGTGCTTTGATGCGTAGATTTGCAAAAGTAAACATTGAAGAGCCAACTGTTGAACATGCCAAACAAATAATGCATGGATTAAAAACTCAATTTGAAGAATATCATAAAGTTAAAATTACAGACAATGCAGTTGAAACATCAGTAGACAGTGCAGTAAAATACATCACTGATAGACAACTGCCAGACAAATCGATTGATGTGCTTGATAGAGCATGTGCTAAAGCAAAAATATTTGATGCATTTAGAGATGTTGATATAAAAGATGTCCAAGAGCAAGTATCAAAAATATCAGGAGTAAAGTTTGAGTCTATTATACAAACAAAAACACAATCACTTGAAAACTTATCAGACACAATAAAACAAAATGTATATGGGCAAGATAATGTTATTGAGAAACTAGTAGACACAGTGTTGGTGGCACAAGCTGGACTTAAACAAGAGAATAAACCAATTGGATCATTTTTGTGTGTTGGCCCAACTGGTTGTGGTAAAACAGAAACAGCAAGACAACTTGCTGATGGTATGAATATTCCTTTGATAAAATTTGACATGTCAGAGTATCAAGAAAAACATTCCGTTGCAAAATTAATAGGATCACCGCCAGGATATGTTGGATATGATGATGGCAATACCGGATCAGGACAACTAATAAATGAACTTGAAAAACATCCGAATGCAGTAATTTTATTTGACGAAGTGGAAAAGGCACATAAAGATGTTATGACCATTTTATTACAAGCAATGGATGACGCTGTGATTACAGCATCCAACGGAAAAAAAGTTAAACTTAACAATTCAGTGATACTAATGACTTCTAATCTCGGAGCCGAAGATATGCAGGCCAACACACTTGGATTTATGGAGAACGGTACACATGACGGTGAAGTTGATATTAACAATTATTTTTCTCCAGAGTTTAGAAACAGACTTGATGCTGTGTTGCGATTCCAGATGCTTTCTAAAGACGTAATGACAAGCATCATTGATAAATTTATATCACAACTATCTGCACAAATAAGTGACAAAGGAATATCAATTAGATTAGATGACACTGCAAAAACACAACTACTTGAAGAAGGATTTGATCCTAAGATGGGAGCAAGGCCACTTCAACGTGTTATCAACACAAGGATAAAACTGCCATTGTCTAAAAAAATATTATTTGAATCCTTATCTGATGTAAAGGTCACAATAGCATTTGACAAAAACAATGATGAATATATCATAGGAGAATAAATGGACAATAACGTAGTAGAATATATGATCAGTAAAAATTTTTGTAAAACAAATTCATTAATAAAGGCAACTATAAAATCCACCGGAGTAGGAGGCATGCCAGTTACACTCGATAAAGATATACTGTATGAAGATTGTGCAAAAGGGCCACACGGCACCATATACATAAAAGGATGTGATCCTGAAAATCTAAGAGAATATATAGTTGGATCTCCTAGTGTGCATCAGATCAACGGCATGGATGAATCCACAATCCACAGACTATTCCCGGAAATGCAACAATAAATATAGTTCATGCCAGGGGTATCAACTATAGTACAATCGCAAGTGAACGCTGATGATTCTACAGCATCAACTATTTCTGATAAAGTAAAAGCAGATGGCTACTTTGGCAACGCTGATGGATTACACACAGTGGCATACATTTGTTCTTCTGACTTTGTTGGCACAATAAAAATGCAAGGTTCCTTAGCAACCAATCCAGAAGAGACTACAGGATCGACTGATTTTTTTGATATAGATGGCACATCGGTTGGAGATGGCTCCAGTGTTGTGTCTACCCAATACGTCAATTTTACTGGTAACTTTGTATGGGTAAGATCTGTGGTGACTGTGGAAACAGGATCTGTAACCAAAATTCAACTTAACTTCTAGGACCAATTATAATTAACTGCATGATAGCAGGAAAAGTGTGGGGCACCACAGAATTAGTAGAACGCAATGGAGTTCTTGAGTTTCATAGGATTGTTACAAACAAAGGCGGAGTATGTTCCAAACATATACACGAATATAAATGGAATGGCTTTTTTGTTGAAAAAGGCAAATTGTTGATACGTGTTTGGCAAAAAGATTATGATTTATGTGATGAAACCATTGTAGAGGCTGGTCAATATACCAAAGTAAAACCAGGACTTCTACATCAATTTGAGTCACTCGAAGACACAATTGCATATGAACTGTATTGGGCAGAATTTCCTGAAAAAGACATCAAACGTGATACTGTTGGCTATTCGAAATAGTATTGACAGATACAAATTTTCATATAAAATCAACACATGAATACCATTAAACTGCATTGTACAGATAATGACAAACTGGTTGAAGCAGAGATAATTAGTCAATCAGATGGATGGATCACTGCTGTGATGAACCCAGGGGACTTAAAACTAACACTAAAAAGGACCAAACCAAATTTGTATGTGGGCCAATTGCATGGATATGAATTTGTATACAAAATACCTGCATAATCATCTGATCTAACAAATTTGCCTTGAAATAAATATTGCTTATGCACCAAGAAGACATCAAAGACGCAATTTTTGTATCTATATTCGATGATGAAGAAAATTATCGGAAGCATTATGTTCCCACAGTAAAGTTAATGACTTTGAATCCCAATCGAGCTACTGAAAGGTTGAAAGAACTGGTTGATAATGTTACTATGAAATTTTGTAAAAATAACAATTTAAATTACAAAGATATACCTAAAGAAGCAAAAGACGAAATTGCTGTTGATCTATACAATGAAATAATAGAAAATGAAATTAGCAGAAATAGAAAGTAAAACTGCGGCATTTGTTTTCGGCAGATTTAATCCACCTACTATAGGACATAAAAAATTATATGATAAACTTGCCGCTGTAAGTCCAGTTCATTTTGTGTTTGTATCTCCTACACAAGATAACAAAAAAAATCCTTTATCAAGAGAACAAAAGATTAGTTTTATAGATGCACAGTTTCCAGAAATGGCTGACAGAATAATTAACGACACAAGCATCAGAACTATAATAGATGTCATGAAATTTTTAGAAGTTGCAGGACATAAAAACGTCACAATGGTTGCAGGATCAGATAGAGTTACAGCATTTAAAAATTTGTTGGACAAATACAATAACAAGGAATACAACTTTGATGTTATAAATGTTATCTCCGCAGGAGACAGAGATCCTGATTCCGATTCTTTAGAAGGTGTTAGTGCATCCAAGGCCCGTGAAGCGGCAGTGCAAGGTGACTTCGATGGCTTTTCAACTATGTTTGGCGGCACAGAAGACACCAAACAAAAAATTTATGATGCTGTCCGTGATGGCATGAACATAGATGAAACCAAAGAAGCACCACGTGGCACATATTTTACTAAAACTGGCAACCTAGTCAAAGGCAGATTAACAAAAGCCGCCAAGGCCAGAGGCGCCAGAGAAACTGATCCCAAAGACAAAATGCGATCGAAAGTTCCCCCAGTAACACAACGTAATCCAGATGAAGCTGCCGGAGTTGGCATCATTAGCAAGCAAAACACAACTAAAGATGTGAACAAAAAAACACTAAGCAAAATGATGAAAGCACTACGCTTAATTAAATGATAACATGTTACTGTATGAACTAGAAACCAAGGTTAATTCGCCTATATTATATGTAGACATGGATGGAGTGTTGGCTGACTTTTATGGTCCATTCAACAAGATGGCAGGCGTGTCATCATGGAAAGATGCATCCAAAGACACTGTCAGCCAGGTTCTGAGAGACATAACCAAACAGCAAGATTTTTGGATTAACCTAGATGTGCTGTCTGGAGTACCAAAATTGTTGTCAGCCATACAATCATTATTCAATGGGCAATACAAAGTTCTTTCCAAAGCACTTGCTGGTGACAAACGTGTGGTTGCACAGAAAAAACAATGGGTGCAAGCCAACATGCAACTGCAACCAAACGAAATAATTATTATGCCTGCAACAGCAGACAAAGGCATCTATGCCACACAATCAGACGGAAGTGCAAACATATTGATAGATGACTTTGGATATAACATTAAAAAGTGGCGATCAGCAGGCGGAATAGGCATACAGCACACAAACGACACGGTAAATAATACAATTAAACAATTACAACAAGTACTAAACAAATGAGATTATTTGAATTAGACAATATCAACGAAAGCATGAGCTTCCATGCGTATAAGAAAAATCCTGGTGACAATTATTTTAGCATGGTTACTGGTGATGAAGACAGATATCAAGACATAGTATACAAAACTGATTTTGATGGTGATCCAAACAAATTTTTAAATCCAAAATATAATCCACAACATGATTTAAATCTTTCGAATCTTAACGCAGGAGAAGTGTTTGATGCATTAGGTTATGATGTGTATGCTGGCAGTATTCCTATAGATGAATTCATTGCAAGGGCCACACAATGGTTACAAAAAAATATTGGAAAACCATCCCCAGAGCAAGAGCCGGAGGTTGATAAGACGCCAGGAGGCATGACATCTATATCCGGAGGCAAACGCGAAGGCTATTTCAATGATGTAATCATGCGTATGAACAGAATCGCCAGAGATGGCAAAGCAATGGGCGCCACACACGTCGGTGCTAACTAAATCTTTTTGCATACCTGTTATGCACAAAATCCTATCAATTTTGCTTCATTTTGACTGTAACAAAAATTAAATATAAGTGTAAATGAAAAAAATATTGTTATTCATAGCTACAATCTATTTCCTTACTACACAATCATTATTTGCACAAGATCATAGATGGTATGCTGGCGACTACGCAAGAGTAGTGTCCATGTGTGAAACATCTAATGTGTTAGAAATAATGGCAGACCTCATGAAAACAGAGACCCAAGAAGATAAGGAACTTGCTGATACCGTTTGGTTGTCTGCTTTGCAGTCAGGTGAATGTGTGTTTGATGGCAACTACAACTATGTTGTTCAATTGGTTGAAAAACTTCAAGTATATCCGGATCTATATGGTGATGATCAAAATGGAGAATTATGGCAGGCCACTGTCATGTTACCCACTGGAAGGCTGGTCATTGTGTATGTTGGTATGCTTGAAAGGAAAGCGCCAGCAGGTAAGATTGAACAAGGACTACGACCAAGTATTAGTTCATAGATTGAGAAGATAAGGTTTTTTGCCTATAATTATTGTTATAGTGAAAGATCTTAAGTCAGTTAAAGCACACTTAGATAAAATATCCCCAAGTGTTTGTTATGCAAAATGGTTGCATTCTGATATTAATTTTAATCAACACACCACAGCAAGTTGCCATCTTAACCTGCCCCACAAAATTTCCAAAGTGGCTGTTGGTAGAGACATTTTCAACACACCACAAAAAACAAAAGAAAGACAGGCCATGTTGTCTGGACAACAACCAAAAGGTTGTGACTACTGTTGGAAACTGGAACGGCAAGGCAGTGTAAGTGATAGATTAATCCAAAGTCAAACATACATGCAAGAAGGATATGATCCAAGTGTGTTTACACAAGACAAAGATGTCGTGCCTAGCACAGTGGCCATAACATTTGATAATCTTTGTAATTTTGCCTGTTCATACTGTGATAACAGTCAAAGCACCACATGGGGCAACCTGCTACACAAACAAGGATATTTTGAAAATATTCATTCTGATGAAACAGAACGATATAAAAAAAGTTTAAACACATACAAAATTGATGATACACAACATGAACGTTTGTACAATGAGCTGTGCAAATATTTTGAAAACAACCATACTAAAATTAACACAGTGCGTTTCCTAGGAGGAGAACCATGCACCAGTCCAACATTTTGGAAGTTCATTAAATTTTTATCAACGTTGAATTGTAAACATATGGGGATGCAAATTTTCTCAAACTGTTGCCCCAGCAACAAATTCAACATAAATGTGTTGGCCAATTACATCAATGACTTCAAGAAAATACAAATATATGGTAGTGTTGAAAATATTGAACAGTCTGCTGAATTTACAAGATATGGCACTGATTGGAACACCATACTACAAAACATCACCAACTTGAATGCCAAAGGTGTGGTGATTAGTTTAGCATGTACTATTAGTGCTCTGACTGTGTTAAACTATGACAAATTTCTTGAATGGATAGCAACACAGCCATACGTGTATAGTTCAGGAGCTTATCAAGTTGTTAATCCAGCATTTCAATCGTTACGTGTGTTGCCTAAACACATACGTGACAATCTAGCACATAAAATTAACCATCAATTGGAAAAAAACAAGGAAATTTTTGTTAAACTTGATGCATATGATCAGATACAAAATGTTGTGGACACACTGAACAACAACTCTCCTATTGAAAACATTGATGTGTTGCAGAAAGATCTTAAAACATTCACCAAACAATTTGCCCAAAAAACAGGCAAAGATGTATCTGTATTAGGCAGTGCCTTTGAAACTTGGCTCCAGGAAAACGATTAAATACACACATGCGGATTAACGAACTGGCCAAACTTGGATTTCATCCATCAGTCCTAAGATATCCTTATCGTGTCAAAACAAAAAATGGCAAAGTAAAGTTAGTGTATGATCCAACCAAAGGACTTGGCAAACTGTCAGAAGCTCCTATTGGTAGTAGAGGAGATGTCAGTGAAATATTACAGGCAGTGGGTTTGTTCTTGCTATTTAAAAATCCAAAATCTCTTACTGGTGAAGACATTGAAAATTTCGTTATGAAGCAAGTTGCACAACAAAG